TCACCGCTTTCCGATCAGATACCCGATAGGGATACCAAAACCGATACTGCACAGAAAAAACAGCAACATCAGCCATGATTCCGTTCCAGAAGCGATTTCCTGCAACTGTTGGAGATTCGTTATCACTGTATCCAGTTTCCCGGAAATTTCCTGTAACAAGGAATCCGTCTGGCCCACATCCACCGTATCAACCCCTTGATTCACGGCACACCCCCTTGGGCTTTGCCCAAACCCACCAAAGGGCTGCTGCCCTTTGGAATCCCGCCCCTCGCCGGGTGGCGACCCCAGCATGTGGGCATGCTGGGGAATGTCAACAGGGTGGGCAATAGTTTTTCACTGAGAAGAAATCACCGTTGTCAACTCCTTATCCTCGGCTACGCCTGCGGTATCGTTGACAACTGCATCCGGTGTTTGCCCGTCATCATCCTGCCGCGAGACGTCCGGTTTGAGATCGAGCAGACGGTCAGCCACCCACATCCAGCCGGATTTGTCCCGGCTAATGATGTTGCAAAGAAAACTCGCCGGGCGGATTTGCCCGACGAGGAAGCGTTGATAGAGGTAGCGCTGCAAGTCCTGATCGTACACGAGAAGGGGCACGATTTCGCTGTCTGACTGCTGGGATCCAAATTGCAACAGATCAACTACCCCGTAACGCTCCTGCTTTGCATTTTCGCGGAGACGAAACCCCACGATATACCCGCTAATGGCCACACGTGGCATCTTATGACGCCTGCTTTCCTGTCATTTCCACGAGGTTCAAAAGCTTCACAGGCTCAATAGATTCAATCGTCAAAGCCACCATAGACTTACCGTTCCGGGCCGTTTTCGTCGCCATTCCGTATTTTGCCCGGTAAAGACCTACGCCCTTAAACTGCTCAAAAACACGATAGTCCAGATTTTCAGTGATCGCGTGATACCCCTGTTGGTCATCCGGTCGCTGGGGAACCTCACTCAATTCCACATAGGTCAACTTGCACCCACTCGCATCGTCCATCTTATAACGATCAACACCAAGCACAAGCACCAAAGATTCCATTAACAGTTCCTCCTTATTTTGGTTACTAAAACAAAAAGAGCCCGCTTGGCGGACTCTTCCGTTTACATGTGACAAATACTTTGATTGCACAAAAAAGCATATCAAAGTACAATAGTGTATAGCGTGGCAGTCGCCTACCGGGCAAAGTAAGGCGCTGCCACAAAAGAGAGGACGGAGCCGCCAAGCATAGCGTCCTCTCTTTTTATATTGTTCTTGCGAACAAGTTTTCTAATGGAGAAAACTTCTTCCGACACTATACTACCAAAACCGGGAAATCATGTCTAGTCCTTTTTTTCCACTTCTTCCTTGTACCGTAATAACAAAGTCTCAATTAATTTACTCGGCTTACCATGCTCCCTTAACCACTTTAATAACCACCCTGGCAACGAAATTGTAATCGAATGTTTTTTCTCATCATCAGGTTTACGCGGCCTCGGCACAAAACCCCCCCTTCCACTAATAGGAAAATCACAACAAAATGCTACCCTACCGGGTAGCATTTAGCCAACATAATTATTAATACCAGGCATCCAACGGTAAAGCGTTTCAAGCAAAGCAGACTGACACGTGGAACACTTGCACTTCTCATCTTCAGTAACCATAACCAAATCAGCGTCATCCGCTTCCGGGTCTTTCATGTTCTCCTCCTCACGCAGACGGTTCCACACTTCTTTTAACAGACCACCATACGCCTTGAGTCTCCGCCTAGACAAAACATAGTCAAAAGCAAAGACAGAAAAATCCGTTTCCTCCTCATCAATCTTATGTTCCGTAAAATCCTTCTGAACATGTCCGCACTTGCACTCATCGCCAGAACAGTAACAAGCATCCGAAAACACAACCAATTCACTTGGCTTCACAGAATACTTAGCCGTTTCAGCGATCGCTGCCCCCGTCAGTTCTTGCGAACCTTCTACATCTCCAACATCCAAACCATACTCCGCCAATAAATCAGCCTCGATCTTCTTATTTCTCTTAGGTTTAACCACCTGCACATGTACAATAGGATCATATGTAACACGTAACGCCTTACGCCACATAGCCGTCCATTCGGCCTGATCAATATATTTCTTCGACGAATTGAAGTAAGAAGGCTTAACACATAGCAACACATGCAAATGCGGATGGAACGTACCAAACCATTCGGAATGCTTGTCCAAATTCCGGGTAACTTCCAAGGAGCGATACCAGCCCAACACCGCGTTTTTAAAACGCTTATACATGGACAACTTCCGAAACGCCTTCATAAGCAAATCAATAGAATCGCGCAACTCCTCAAAAGGAACATTCCGCACAGTAAGAGTCAAAAACAACCAGCGCACCTTAAATTGTTGTGCCACTTCGTGACCTACACGCTTGATCTGATGCGCTATCAATAAAGACCTTCGCCATGCACACATAGGACAAAGTCTTGCCCGGCAAAAACTCGCACCAGTTAACTGACGATGACCATTCGCACACGTCCCAACCTTCAGCCAAGATGCACACGACAAAATACTCTCAGCCTTGCGGTCATACGGCGTCCGTAATTTCACAATGTCATAAAGTTCTTCGTCCTCATCGTAATACCACTGAAACCGCGCCGTATCAAAGTGTGTATTATTCGCCAAACGCAAATACGACTCCGCAACCTTCTGGGAAAAATACTTATGTCGACGCCATGGCTGCTTCTTGCCACTTTTTGACGTAAGGTTAAGAACCTCACCTGTATTGCCATGGGCTTGTCCATCATGTAAAATGGACATGACAAATGAGCCCCCTCTCTGGTATGAAGTTGGTGATCGCCAAAACTGACTATACCACAGAGGGGATTTTTTTGTCTATTCCGTTCACCCCCAGAAATCGGGTCTATCCCTTGTGGCTCTAAGGCTCAACCAACTTACGAAACTCGACAGTTGTTTCTATAGTATCAAGATAAGAAGGAACTCCGCCGGGCGGGCTGCTACGCAGCCCTTCGCCCGGCTCCGTCCTCCTTCTTCCAAGGAGCCGGCTTAAAAAAGACCAATACCAAAAAACACACAGCCATCAGGATAAAAACCCCCCACAAAACAAACTCGGAAGGAAAATCCCACAGAAAGCCTAGTTTAAAATGAGATGTCAAGTGTTCACCCAATCTATGAACATCATGCACAGCTACTATCTCCTTTCAAAAAACCCCAACTGATAAAAAACCTCTAACCGCTCATCCTGCCGCTGTTGCATCAAACCAGCAACACCATTCCAACCAGCACAAGACGAACAAAACTTCAAACTCTTGAACTCCTTCCGCAACTCCTCCTCCTCAAAATGAGACCGACATACCCGGCAATACAACCGACCATCAGCAGAACGAACCAAGGAAATGTTCTCAGCCATCTGCTTCCAAGGTATCCGCCCAACACCAACAGGCGGACGATCTGGAACCACCCAAGTCGAACCATTTGACAACCTAACAACCTTCCCCATACAACCCCCTCCTAACAACGAACATTTTTCAGCCAGGCAGAGCTGAAAAACCTTCAATTTAACGAACAATCAAAAACCATCCTTCCAATTAAAAACCTGAGCCTCATGCGCCCGAACAATCATCTCCCGCAAAACCTCGGACTGTTTCATTTTCCCAACACGAACAGCCACATCAATGTCCCGCCAAATATGTGTCGGCAATGTCAAACTTACCTTTCTCGTCTCACCAATAGATGGACGACCACCACGCGAAGAACGTTGGCGAAGCCGTTCATTTTCCCGCTCCAGTTCCTCCAACTTTTTTTGAAGCAATAATATTTCTTCATCCTTTTCATTTTTTGGTCCATCTATATTTTTAGTTACCTTTTCTATTTCAGTAACATCTTCATCGTTGTTTTTGGAACCTTTACCCCAGCGATCATCAATAACGGATTCATTTTCCGCCATAATTTTCAACATAGCACGCTCATAAACTTCATTATCGAACCCCTTAGATTTATCAAGGCATACAATACCCATGTCATCAATTTCATAAGCAACAATATATTTCTTTTTCTGATACTGCAACCTAACTTTCCCGGTAATCTTCTCCATAAATCATACCTCCTTTTTGGTTACTTTTATTATAGCATTAAAAGTTACCAAAAAGCAAGTAGTAACCAAAACGTTTTTTTGATTCTTTGTGTTTTGGTTACTTTTATTTTCTCCCTACAAACTTGTACCTGCCTCCACTAACATGGATTCCTGCATCAGTCGATACTTGTCGAATCGGTCTACCTTTCCAGCCCCCTGAGAAACCTCCTGCGCGCGTCTCTCCAAAGCTACCTTATGGTTCGTGTCATACTTATCAAAGATGCTCCGAGGAATCCGCCAAAGCCGTTTTCCGTAATTATCACCACCACGTTGCGGATTACGGCATGTAACAGCCACAAAACCACCAAATTTAAAGAAAATGTTGTACTCAAACTGAATCAGACGGCGCACCGGATAAGCAACATCAGATAACGACTGCGCAGTCATTAGCAAATCAACACCATCCTTACGGTGCTGACGAAGTTCCATCCACATCTGGAGTGGCATGTTGTACATGTTGAGTTGATCGAACACAATACCAGACTCATCAACCACAATCAGCGCATTCTCAACCTTCCCCAACACTTCCAAAGGGTCGACAAAATACTCCGCCCCCTTCAAAGGGTAGTTTGCATACACCTTTTTTCCTTTCTTCATCTGCTTCAAAGCCCACCGTGAAGCCGTCAC